CCGCATATTGGCGCCATGCTAGACATCACGCAGTTACTTCGCATCGCTGAACTGTATGGATCTGCCGTTGAGGCGGAAGAGAAGACAGTTAGCTATCGCGTGTTTTGCGACAGCAAAAAGCTCTCGGCGTTGCGCGCAGGTAGAGACATCAATGTCGGTCGCTTCAATGCTGCCATGCAGTGGTTCTCGGATCACTGGCCGTCCGAAGCAGTCTGGCCTGATGAGATATTGCGCCCGATGCCAGGCAACATACCGGAGGCCGCAGAATGATGCCGCTCCAAGCATCTTCAAAAGAAAGGAACTTTCCATGCGATCCCATGTGCGAGAACGACTCCTCGGCCTCGGCTGCAAATCAATCCCTGTCGAATGCACGCCGCGCTCGTTTGGTGCCGGCTTTCTTCGCATTAAGCGATTTGCGCGATATCGCGCCAGCAGGGAGGCGCATGAAGCGCTGCGCGTTGAGAGCGAATCAGAAGGACGCGAGAAAGCCGCCCACAACGTTACTTCTCCAGGTAGATAGCGTACCCCCCTGCCGAATCCTCCGCCCAACCGGTGATGTGTTTCTCCAGGTCGTACGCCATCGCAGCCTCGTCTCGGGCCGGATCGGTATTGTGTTCCAGTGCAATTTCTTGCGCGATTCGCGAACGATCGGCCAGTCGCTGCTTGATGTAGCCAACCTGGTGCTCCGACAGGGTGCCCATCATCACGGTGATCAACCATTGCAGCTCGTCTACCCGGTTTTTCAGGGTGACTGGTCTCAGATCCTTTTCTTCGTCTTCCGTCATTCGGTTTTCTCCGGTTGTGATTCTTTGCAGATACAACGGAGCATTCTGGCTGGCGGCAGGCAAGCACAGCGGCGGAGTTTTCCCCGCTGTGCCCAGTTTCAAAGCAGCGTAGGGAAGCGGTCATCCCGCGTGGTTCATACCCACGATGTCGCAGGTTCAAATCTTGCCGCTGCAACCAATCCCGCCGTTCAACGGCCAGGCGACGAGCGGGAAACCGGACGGAAGACGCTTCGCACGCCTGCGGACCCTTCCGTCCGGAACGTCTTTCGTGTTGCGCAGGGGTTTGTCCTCTCCCTTTTGCGCACCCGCCGTGACGCCTCTCCTCCCGGCTCCGGCGGCTTTTTTCTTTCGTTGCCTTCATCGCTTTACCTCCTGTTCGCGCCGCCGCTGATGTGGCGGGGCTGCGGTTGATCTGATGGACAACGAATAGGCCGCGCCCGCGCGGGCTTCACCGAATCCTTTTCCGATTTTCTTTCCTTGACGCGTTTTCAGGGGTGTTTTCGTGCGCACAATTTCCGAAGAAGAAATCCGCAGCCTGAAGGGTGCGACAGAGGCCAGCTACAAGCTGGGCGGCGGCGTTACCGATTTCCCGCTGCTGACACGCGTCAACGTCTCGACGCTCTCTAAATATGCCAGCTTCAACGAGGAAAACGGCGAAGCCCTGATCCCGATCGATGTTGCCGTCGAGGCCGACCGTCGCGCGAAAAGCCCGGTCATCGTCGGAGCCATGGCGCGCAAGCTGGGTTTCAAGCTTGTGGTTGATGATGAGCGCCAGCCCGAAGCGCGGCCCATTGATGAGTCCGACATGATGGACCTGATGTCGGAGTTCGCCGACGTCATCAAGGTTGTCCAGGAGGCCAAGCAGACTGGAACGCTTGGCACTGCCGCCGCAACCAAGCGCATCACCAAGGAAGTGCACGAGCTTATCCGTGAACTGAAAGAGCTGATGGTAAACGCGCCGCAGAGGCCGGACCGATGACGCTCTGCATGGCCGAAACCAGCCGAACCAAACTTGTCCATGAAGCCCGCATGGCGCGGGTGATGGAGCTTTGGCGCGCGGGCCGATCCACCCACGAAATCGCTGAAACGCTGGACCTCGCTGAATGCGAGGTTTGCCGCATTATCGAGGAGGCAGGACATTGAGTGCCGCTGTTTCTCTATTTGAGCATCCGATTTCGGATCGTGATCGCGGTTTTCTGCGACACGTCGCTCACGCTGACAACTGGTGTGAGATCCGCCCAGGCGAAATGCCATCCGCTGTCCAGTGCATGCGTGCTGGTTACGTTCGCCTCTCCAACGACAAGAGGCAGGCAATGATCACCAATTGCGGGCAGGCCTATCTCCGCAAGTGGATGGGGGTGCACTGATGGAACTGTTTGACACACTTCCCGCTCCGATCCGCACGGCGATAAACGACGCGGGCTTCGAGTTCGTGCCTCGCTTCGCGGCAAAGCTTCTGGCGCGCGGCGTATCGGCGGAGCGTACCGCCGAGATCATCCGCGAAACCGATCTGCGCCTCATGCGCAAAGGCGGTGCAGCATGACGGCGCAAAACCTGCAAATGCCGAAGGAAGTCGGCCTGTCCATCATCGCATCCGCCGCGCGCGACGGCCAATATCGTTGCCAGACAGCGCAGGAAGTGCGCGCAGCCTGCTCTGCGATGGGACACCGGTATCTCACGCGCGATCCGAAAGACGGAAACGTTTTTCGTCCGGGTGAGTGCGCAACCGCCTTGCTGGATCGGGCGCGAGAGCTTGGAAAACTGGCGGAGGAGAACCTGAGCCGTATCGTCGTCACAGGTCCGTACCAGCTTCTGCCGCCACTCTCGGATGATGACTTCAAGGCGCTCCACGATGACATCGCCGCCCACGGTGTAAAGGTCCCGGTTGAATACGACGAGGCCGGGGAAATTCTCGACGGCCACCACCGCGTCGCCATCTGCAAGATGCTCGGGATTACCGACTGGCCCCGATTTATCCGCAAGCAGCTGACGGAAGAAGGCAAGCGGTCGTTTGCCAGGTCCCTGAATTTCGCGCGGCGACACCTTTCCGGCGCGCAGCGGCAGGCCATTATTCAGGAGCACCTGAAGGATGCGCCAACCGCATCCAATCGCGCCATCGCCGCGCAGCTCGGCGTGGATCACAAGACGGTATCGGCGGCGCGCAAGCGTATGGTCGATGGTGGGGAAATTCCCCACCAGGCAACAATCGTCGGTCGCGACGGCGTTTCACAGCCTGCCGTGAAGCCGATCCGCACCATGTTCCTGCCGGAACCTGCGAATTTCCGTGAACTGAAAAACGTCGCCAAACTCAAGCGTGCCGAAGATCAGAAGATCCGCCATGCGGTCCGCACGGATCTCGCCGTCCAGATCGCCGCACGCCAGAATGCTGCGCCCTGGTGGCATGGTGTCGGGCAGGATGAGGGTAGAGCGTTCCCGGTCATCTACGTTGATCCACCGTGGCGCTTCAAAACCTATTCGGAGGTGACCGGCGGCGAGAAGAGCGCCGAGAACCATTATCCGACGATGTCACTCGACGATATCATGGAACTCGGATGCCCCGGCGCCCACAACTCGGCGCTGTTCATGTGGGTGACGGATCTTGCCAACGGCGTCAGGACACTTGAGCGCTGGGGCTACACCTACAAAAGCTTCTGGGGCTGGAAGAAAATCTATCCCGGCGAACAGACCGGGACCGGCTATTGGAGCTTCGACAACCTAGAACTTCTCCTGATCGGAACGCGCGGCGATTTCCCTGCGCCCATTCCCGGCACCCAGCCGATCAAGTGCACCGACCATGCTGTCGGTCGCCACAGTGAAAAGCCGGTCTGGTTCGCCGAACAGATCGACCGGCTCTACCCCACCATGCCCAAGCTCGAAATGTTCCAGCGCCGTGAGAGCCTCGCGGATGGCGACGTGCGTCTAAATGGAGCGTGGGAGTTCTGGGGTAATCAGGCCGGCGCGCCGGAAGGCGGCGAGATATGAGCCAGTCGCCTTTCGTCCTTCCACAAGGAAACGTGCACATCACTTTAAGTGGTGGCCGCACATCCGCCTATCTCTTGCATCGCCTTCTTGAGCGAAACGGAAACTTGCCGGATCGCGCCAAAGTGGTTTTCGCAAATACTGGTCGCGAGGACCATCGCACCCTCGATTTTGTCTACGAGATCGGAGAGCGATGGTCTGTGCCAATTACCTGGGTGCAGTACTGTGCGGCAGCACCGTGGTTTGAGACCGTAAGCCATAACAGTGCGGCACGAGATGGCGAGCCATTCGAGGCCATGATCCGCCACAAGCGTTACACCCCGAATGGTCGAAAGCGTATTTGCACCGAGCAGCTTAAAGTGCGCGCGGCGAGAAGAATGCTTGTCTCCCTTGGTTGGAGAAAATGGACAAAATCCATCGGGATTCGTGCGGACGAAACCCATCGTCACGATCAGGACGATCAGCCCCGAGAGAAAATATGGATGCCACTCATACCGGCTGGCATCACAAAACCAATGATACTCGATTTTTGGCGAGCGCAGCCATTCGATCTTCCGCAGGGTGTAGATAGCAACTGTCGTCTTTGTTTTCAGTTCGGGTTGGCTCAGCTTTCCAACCAGATGCGCGAACGCCCCGACGATGATTTTCCAGACAGGATGGAAGCTCTAGGATTTGGCACCTTCCTAAATCGGCCATGGCCCGAGGTCCGAGAATTCGCTTTGTTACAAAGCGACATGTTTTCTCCGGGCAGTTTCTTGCGACGGCGCGATGTATGCGGCGCTGCGAACAATGAGGAGTGCACTGCATGACAGTCGCATTCCCGAAATCCTCGCTGAAACTCGCAAAGCCGCTAAGGGTGCTGATAGGCTGCGAAACATCCGGCGTAGTTCGCCGCGCCTTCGCCGCGTTCGGGCACGACGTCTGGTCCTGCGACCTCTTACCGGCGGATGATGGTAGCAACCGGCACATCGTCTGCGACATCCGCGATATCCTGCATGAAGGCTGGGATCTTCTGGCGGTTATGCATCCGCCATGCACGAGGCTATGCAACAGCGGCGTTCGCTGGCTGATCGATCCACCGAAGAACGCGCCGAACGAAGCGACGGATGCGGAGCGGGCCGCGTGGTCTGCCATGTCACGAGAGGACAGGCTGAGCATCATGTGGCGGCTCCTCGACGAAGGCGCCGCACTGTTCTCGGATTGCTGGAACGCGCCGATACCGCGCATCGCCGTTGAAAACCCTGTCATGCACAGGCACGCAAAAGAGCGGATAAGGAACTACGGCAAGGCCGCACAGACAGTGCAGCCGTGGCATTTCGGCGATCCCTCGTTCAAGGCCACCTCGTTTTATCTGCGTGGTCTGCCGCCGCTCGTGGCGACAAACAGGCTCGTGCCGCCGAAGGCCGGAACAGACGAGCACAAGCGCTGGTCAGTCGTTCATCGTGCCTCACCGGGTGCGGATCGGTGGAAAATCCGTTCGCAGACGCAGCCCGGCATTGCCGACGCCATGGCGCTGCAATGGGGCGGCTACGCCCTTGAGGTGGCGGCATGACGGGGCGTGAGCAAGAGATCCGTCAGCGCGAAAAGGCCCGCGTCGCGCGGCTGGATGACATCGCAGGCCGCTGCAAGGGCGACAAATGGGAATTCGACACAGATGGCGGTCAAACGCATATCATTGCGCGACGGTCTACCAGCGAGCGCGTCGTCCTGGGCACGCTTTACGCGGAAGCCCTGCCAGATGAAGTCGAGCTTCTGACTGGAGCGCTGGAAAACGTCACCCTCTTTCTGGAACTTCGAAAGCGCGCAATTGCCGCCTTTAAGAGCGTCCAGAGCTTGCCGTCAGATAGCCCGCAACCCAGCCAGCTGCGGGAGGGCGATTTCGCCGCAAACGCCGCCATGCTGTGCGCGGAACCTCTGTTTCACCACTTTCTGGAGCGCCGACTCCCTCCCGACCAATCGCGGGCAATTCATAACAAGGACCATGCCGACACGGTGCTTAAGAAGCTGATCGGCATCACCAGCAAAACACAACTCAATCGTGAAGAGCGGGCGCAGGCGGCGTTTATCGACCTGCGCACGGACTTCGAAGTATGGAAAGGTGGCCGGGTATGACGGGGATCCTGCCGGTTATAGAGCAATTGCAGGAATGCAGGACGGATGCGGAGCGGGCACGGTGGCTGCTGAATATCCCGGTGTTCATATTCTACCGTGAGCAGACAGCCATTTACAGGGCGCTCCGCAAGGCGCGTTTCGCGCTGGGCGAAAAGCTCGTCGATATCGAGATCTCGGCGCTTCTTTCGACGCGGGATCGATACGGACGCTTGCCGGCAGATATGGATGAACTGGTAGGTGCTGCGCGGACAGGATTGGCGACGTTGGCGCGGAACGGAGGTGCGAAATGAGCACCGAAGCAACAATCCGGCGCGGCGTCCGCAACGCGAGCTATTCCGTTGTCCCGAACCATGTCTTTGAGGATGTAAGGCTTTCCATGGAGGCGAGGTGGCTTCTGGGCTACCTGCTGTCTAAACCGGATAACTGGACTGTCGTGATCGGCGACATCATCAAGAAGGGCGGCTGTGGTCGCGACAAGGCCCGCAAGATGATCGCCGAGTTGGTCGAGTTCGGTTACGCCGAGCGCGAGCAGGTGCGCGACGACGGCAAATTCGGAGCTTCCGTGCTGGTTATTTACGATGAACCGCGCTCGCAAGAACTGCCGAAAACCGCAGGTGTAACAGGCTCTTACGTGGAAAGTGTTGCAATCTTACCGCAGACGGATTTACCGGCGACGGCAAAACCGTCGCCGGATTCGCCGTCGCCGGTAAAATCGGCACATAGTAATAACTCAAATATACCAAATACTGACTCTTTAGGCGCGAGCGCCGAAGAGGGAGGTTTGAAAAAGGTTGATCGTAAAAAGATTAGCCGTGATTTCACCCTCTGGTACGCGACGTGGAAAAAGGGCGACGAGGAGTATGGTCGCAACGCTTGGTTCGCCCTTTCCGACGAGGAGCGGGTCGAGTGCATCGAGCGGACGCCCGCATATCTGCGGTGGGCAAAGCCCTCCGACCTGATGGCCGCTGCGGTTTACCTTAAAAACCGCCACTGGCGGGATATGCCGGACAGTGCGTTGGTTGATACGTCGCAGACGCGCGGCATTGCCAAGGTCTGCGGCAAGCTCTGGATGGGCGTTTGGCTGGAAACGGTTAACCGTCCACCTGATGTTGCCCCTCGCTTCACGCTTGTGGATGAGCAGGATATCGACGCAGGCAAGGTCACTCGGGACCAGTTGGTGCGGCAAAAGCGGATTGCGTACGGCTGGAGCCAGATTGCCAGAATGGTCGACAAGGCCCACAAATCGGAACCCTTCGCCACATCTCTGGAGCTGTTGCCGCAAGTGGAAGGCTTCCGGCAGGTCGAGCGCGGAAGCGACGTATATCTCGCATGGCAGCGCCTTCACGAGCGTCGTGGATTGCCTTTCCCTGATGATCTCCGGGACTGGTTCTGGCTTCCGCCTGTCGATGGCAGCGCACCGGATCTCGATGCGGCTGTCGAGACCGCACTTTCTCAATTCCTGAAATCCATCAATGAGGGGCGGAACGATGATGCAGCATAAGTTTGAAGGAATTTCCGGATTATCCCTTAAGGGGCTTATGAAGCTCGATCGCATCGCTCAGGACGCGGCGAGGGTGGCCCATGAACGCGAATCGGCATCGAAGCGACGGGCGCACGGCGTGTCTGATTCTGCTTGGATCATTGCCAGAGTGGAATATGGACACGAAAACTCTGTTGAAAATGCCATGATTGAAGCTGGCATTGAGGCATGCGTAATCATGAGAATGGGGCCGGAAAGGAGGCGCCATAGACGCCGCTTGCCGGCTTCCAGGACACCTGTTTTCAACGGCATAGTGTTCGTGTTCTGCGTGCCAGATAACCATGCACTGCGTGGCATCCTATCGTTCGATGGCGTCAGAAACATAGTCATGGGAGGCGAGAAGGCCGTCAAGATTGGTAATGAAACAATCAATGAGTTCAAGGAATTGGCGGAAGCGGGCGCTTATGACTATGGCCGTCGCTCGGATGCGATCAGGAAAGGCGATAAGGTCAGGATCACTAGTGGTCCGTTTGTTGGCTTTGAGGTCGAAGTGGATGCTTTCGGCGAAGCTGGGCAAGGCGATGCGGTTGTTACCATCGTGATATTCGGTAAGCCAACCGTGTTTAACATGCCGCTTGCAATGCTTGAGAAGATGTGAGTACAAATCTGCCCATGGTCGATCCGGTTCTTAGTGGCGGTTACGCTCGCGCCCGGACCCAGCCCTGACAGTCTCAAAAGCGAGACACCGATTCAGGGCCAGTGCTACAGCTATGCGACGACGAACCACAAGGCGGCCAGACGGTCTCCTTTTTGCATTGTAGGTATGGCCAGACTTACGACACTCAAGCCGACGCTCGGTACGTTGCCTCCTCGGCTGGGGCCCGCACCTGGTGATGAGCAGGATCGCAACAAGCATCGGCAGACGGCAGAGCCTTGGCGCAAGTGGTATCAGTTGGTGCGATGGAAGCGGCTGCGTATCCAGACATTCACCCGAGATGGCTTCACCTGCCAGATGGCTGGCTGCGGCAAGATCGAAGGCAACACATCGAAACTCATCTGCGACCATGTCACGCCTCACAAAGGTGACGAAGCTTTGTTCTTCGATGCGCAGAACCTTCAGACGCTGTGCAAGCCATGCCACGACACACTGAAGCAGCGAGAGGAGCGGTCGCGAGGCCGTTGGTAGTGATGGCACGAGATTGCGGTGAGATCATCGTTGACGGTTCTGAGCTTCTTTCCCGTCTCCGCATTGGAGTGAAGATGCCACGCATGTTCGGTCCACGTATGACTGTCGCCACATGGCTCTTTCGGTTGGCCGGTTTGGTGAGCGGAACGAACGTCGTTGTCGAAGTCGACGACGACCTGACCGATCAGGCGGGTGCCTAGCGACATTGGGCATGGAGGGGGGCGGTCAAAAGTCTGGAAGGCCCCTTCCTCCCGCACCCGCGTCCCCCTCATTCGGAGATTTTTTTTACCGTGACAGACGATTTTTCCGGCAAGGATGTCGAATACGATCTGTTCGGCAAGCCGGTTATGCCAATCAAGGATCGGCGCGGACGGCCATCGTTTGCGAAAACCAATGAAAATCAAGAGCTTGTCTGCCTTCTTCGGGCGGCAGGTTGGACCCAGCCTCGAATTGCTGGGTACATCGGATGCGACGAGAAGACTTTACGGAAGAATTTTTCCCGGGAGCTTCAGGATGGCGCTGACCAGATCGAAGGTATGGCACTGGAAGTCACGCTCAAGAAAATGAAGTCCGGCAACTCCGTCGCTATCTCGCGGATCTTTGACATCATCGAAAAACAGGGTGCGCCCGCTGTGCCGATACCGAGGTCTCCGGAGAAAACGCCGGATGAAAAGCTCGGCAAGAAGGAGGCCGCCGACAGAGCCGCCCATACGGCGCATGAAGGCACTCCATGGGCTTCGCTTCTGCAATAAAGGCCGACTGGAATTTCTCATGCCCGGATTGGGCGGAGAGATTACGCGATGGTCGACCGATCGTTCCGGATCTTCCTCTCGATCTGGACGAAGGCAACCGGGCGGTTGGCATCTTCGATAACCTTCGTCTTCCTGATGTGCCTGACCAGCCGTACATGAAGGACGCCGCTGGCGACTGGTTCCGCGATATCGTCAGGGCAATATTCGGCTCGATTGATGAACACGGAGAACGGCACGTTCGAAATGTCTTCGGTCTGGTGCCGAAGAAGAACTCGAAGACGACGGGCGGCGCTGGCATCATGGTCACAGCGCTGCTGATGAACAAGCGCCCGCGCGCCGAGTTCCTGCTGATCGGTCCGACGCAGGATGTTGCCGACACCGCATATCAGCAGGCCGCTGGCATGATCGAAGCGGACCCGTATCTGGCGAAGCGCTTCCACGCCATCGAGCATAAGAAGACGATCGTCGACCGCCTCAACAAGGCGAAGCTGCGCATCAAGACCTTCGACATGAAAGTCTTGACGGGTTCCAAGCCTGCCGGCGTCCTGCTCGACGAGCTGCATGTCATGTCGTCGTATTCATACGCATCTCGTGTTTTGGGTCAGATCAGCGGCGGCCTGATACCGAACAAAGAGTCGTTTCTGATCATCATCACCACCCAGAGCGACGAGCCGCCCTCGGGTGTCTTCAAGTCTGAGCTTCAATATGCGCGTGGCGTCCGTGACGGCACGATAACGGATAGCAGCACTCTTCCGGTTCTCTACGAGTTTCCGGAAAAGATGCAGACCAGCGACAAGAAGCCTTGGAAAGATCCGAAGAACTGGCACATGGTGCTGCCAAATCTGGGCCGTTCAATCACTCTCGATCGACTGATCGAAGAATGGCAGACAGCCCAGAAAAAGGGCGACGAAGAAGAGCGCCGCTGGGCCAGTCAGCATCTGAATGTTGAAATTGGCCTTGCGCTGCACTCTGATCGCTGGATAGGGGCTGACTACTGGGAGGCTGCCGCCGATAAAAAGATCACGCTCCAATACCTCATTGATGAGTGCGACGTGATTGTTGTGGGTGGTGACGTTGGCGGACTCCTCGATCTTTGGGGGCTGGCTGCGATCGGTCGTCACAAGGTGACCAGACACTGGCTGCTGTGGGCTAAAGCCTGGGCGCAGCCCTCCGTCCTCACGCGCCACCCGGAGATCGTCGAAAAGCTCAACGATTTTGAGCGGGCCGGTGACCTGGTTATTTGCAAGCGTGTCACTCAGGACGTCGAGGAAGCCGCCGCAATCATTGCACGCCTGCGCGACGCGGGAAAGCTGCCGGAGGTTGGTGCGGTCGGTCTTGACCCGAACGGTGTCACTGCGCTGCTGGAAGAGCTTGCCGGATACTCGATCATCGATCCAATGGTGAAGGCCGTTTCGCAGGGTTACAAACTCTCCGCCTCGATCTTCGGCATAGAGCGAAAACTTGCTGATGGAACAATGAAACATTGCGGCTCTGGCTTGCTCACCTGGTGTGTCCAGAACGCCTGCGCCGAACAGCGCGGCAGCAATATCTACATCGACAAGAAAACGGCCAGCTCCAAGATAGACCCCTTGGTTGCGGCCTTCAACGCTGGCGAGCTTATGGGCAGAAATCCTGAGGCTTCAGGAAACGCTGGCATGGATGATTACTTCCGAGAATTGGCAGGTGGCTAGTGAACCCTTTTCGCAAGCTTGCGTTCAAGGCGGCTTCGACGATGGCGCGGATGCTGTCGATCGAGAACACGGAAGGCTGGTATGCGTCTGGCATGGGCGATGCCGGAGAGCCTGTCACCGATACGAGTGTACTTTCAATCTCGTCGGCATGGGCGTGCGTAAATCTTTTGGCCGGTACGATCGCCAGCTTGCCGTTGATGGTTTACCGGCGTGACGCAAAAGGTGTCAGAGAGGTTTTTTATGAACACCCTCTCTATCGCCTTCTGCATGACAGCCCGAACTACGACCAAACCGCCGTCGACTTCTGGGAATTCATTGCAGCGTCGATCGAGATGCGAGGAAATGGTTACGCGAGAATAGAGCGCGGCAGTCGCGGCGTTGCGTCCTTAACGCCGGTCAATCCCGCCCTGATGGGCGTCCGTCGCCTGCAGAACGGGACTATTGAGTATCGTTGGACACAGGATGGCAGGCAATATGTCGAGACTGACAAAACCATGCTTCATATTCGTGGTTTTGGTGGAAACCCTCTCGGCGGTATGTCGACGCTTCATTTCGGGCGGCACACGTTTAGCCTTGCGCGCGCCATCGACAAGTCGGCGGGATCGACGTTCAAGAATGGCATGCGTCCTTCCGGTGTTCTGACTTTCGACAAGTGGTTATCGCCGGAGCAACGCAAGCTCGCCGAAGAAAAGATGGCGGCGAAGTTCCAATCGTCGGCAGATACCGGCAAGCCGATGATCCTTGAGGGTGGAACCAAGTGGGAACAACTGACGCTTGCTCCTGAAGATGCCCAGATGCTGGAGTCTCGCAGCTTTTCCGTTGAGGAAGTTTGCCGGTTCTTCGGTGTCCCGCCTTTCCTGATCGGACACACTGAGAAAACGACAAGCTGGGGCTCGGGTATCGAGCAACAAACGATCGGCTTCCAGAAGTTCACGTTGCGCCGTCGTTTAAAGCGCATCGAGCAGGCTATCCAGAAGCAACTCTTGACGCCCTCTGACCGCGCCGCCGGCGTGTCGGTCGAGTTCAATCTTGAAGGACTGTTGCGTGCAGATAGCGGGGGGCGTGCTCGCTTCTATCAGCAGATGACGCAGATCGGAGCCATGACCATCAATGAGGTTCGCGACCTTGAAAACCTCCCCCCGGTCGAGGGCGGCGATATTCCGCGCATGCAAATGCAGAACAAGCCGATTTCCGAAATTGATAAAGAGGCAATGCGCGAGCTGATCGCACAGGAGAGGGAGCAACCCCAATGACAACGCTCATGAAGTTTGGAACTGCTTGCCTCTCGATCAAGGATATGAAGGAAAGCGGTGAGATTGAGGGCTACGGGTCGACCTTTGGCGGTGAACCGGACAGCTACGGCGACGTGATAGCGCCTGGTGCTTATAGTGAATCCCTTTCCGCCCACAAGTCTGCCGGGACCATGCCAAAAATGTTCTGGCAGCACGACTCCCGCGAGCCGATAGGCAAATGGTTTGAAGCCAAGGAAGATGACAAGGGTCTCTTCCTTCGCGGCAAACTCAATATGGGTGTCCAGCGAGCCCGCGAGGCCTACGAGCTGCTCAAGGCCCGTGACATCGACGGCTTGTCTATTGGTTACCGGATCAAGGAATACTCGGTCGACACCGATACCGGCATCTGGACCTTGGAGAAAATCGACCTGAGAGAAGTTTCTGTTGTGTCGATCGGCGCCAACGACAACGCAACGGTTGCCAGCGTCAAGGCCGCCAAGGCCGCTCACGAATTATCAGATCGTCTGAAAGCCGGGGACCGGCTGACAGAGCGCGAATTCGAAACCTGGCTCAAAGGATTGGGCTTTTCGAATTCACAGGCGGAGCGTGCCGCGCGCGTCCACCTGAAAGGGCAGGGGGATCCTGCCGTTGCGGACCCCGGAACCGCGTTCATGCAGGCATTGCTGACCGCGTAACTTCAAAGCCACAAGAGGCAGATCCATGAAAAAGAAAACTTACATGTTGGCCTCCGCCAGCATTCTCGGCGCTATGACTGCAAACGAGCGAGCCGCTGGCCGCTATTTGCGCGATGGCGGCGGTCACCCCGATAGCAAATCGGCTGAGCATCTGGCCAATCAGGTCAAAAAGCAGTTCGATGAGGCTATCGACAAGGTAAAGCAGATCGCCGAGGAGGCGATCGGTAAGGCGAAATCCGGCGAAGAGCTTTCCAAATCTCTCAAGGAAAAAGCCGACGAGGCGCTGATCAAGATGAACGGCCTCAGCGAGCAGGTTTCCGAAATGGAGCAAAAGCTCGCTCGCGCCGATCTTGGTAGCCGTGAAGGCGAAAAGTCTTTCGGTCAGCAGTTCGTCGAGAGCGAGGAACTGAAGGCGCTTGCATCCTCTCCCCGCAGTGGAGCGTCCGCAAGCATGCCGGTGAAGGCTGACATTACCACGGCGACGACCAACGCTGCCGGTTCGGCTGGGGCGGCCATTTCGGCAAACCGCCTTCCCGGTGTGTTGGAACTTCCGCAGCGTCGTCTGACCGTGCGTGACCTCCTGACCCCTGGCAACACCGACAGTCCCGTGATCGAATATATTCAGGAGACTGGATTCACCAACAATGCGGCTCCGGTTGCTGAAGGTGGCCTGAAGCCGAATTCCGATATCAAGCTCACCGACAAGACTGTCTCAACCAGGGTCATTGCGCACTGGTTCCGCGCATCCAAACAGATCCTGTCTGACTTCCCCCAGATCCGCTCCATGATCGATGGCCGGCTGATCTATGGTCTTGCGATCAAGGAAGAAGGGCAGCTGCTCAATGGCGATGGCACGGGCGACAACCTTCTGGGTCTTATCCCGCAGGCGACCGCCTTTGCAATTCCTGCCGGCTACACCAGCCCGGCGCCAATGACCTCGATCGATGTCCTGCGCGTCGCAATGCTTCAGGCCGCCCTCGCTGAGTTCCCGGCGACAGGCCACGTCCTCAACGATATCGACTGGGCTGGGATCGAAACCCTGAAGGACGGCGAAGGCCGGTACATCATCGGCAATCCGCAGGGCACGCTCCGCCCCACTCTCTGGGGGCTTCCGGTTGTCGCCACCCAGTCCATTGCCGTCGGCAAGTTCCTGACCGGCGCTTTCCGTCTGGCGGCGCAGATCTTCGATCAGTGGCAGTCCCGGATCGAGGTCGGCTTCCAGAACGATGACTTCGTTCGCAACAAGGTGACGATCCTCGGCGAAGAGCGTCTGGCGCTGGCGGTCTATCGTCCGGAAGGCTTGATCTACGGCAACGTAGCTCCGCCCGCCGGTCCCTGATCCACATCGCAAGTTCGGCTGACTACAGAGGGCGGATGTTCCGCCCTCTTCGTGAACCGAAGGAGAATCGCAATGAGCGAAACGGTAAAATACGATGTGCTGCGCGAGCATGAAGGCGACCGGTTTTACCGGAGCGGAGAAACGCGCAAACTGAAGAAAGTTGAGGCCAAGCACCTCGTCGATCTCGGCGTCCTGGGCGAGCATGATCCGGAGCGCTGGAAGCGTTCGCAGACCCAGTCGGCGACGCAGGATGTCAAGGCGCGCAAGGCTGAGATCGACGATCTGCTCGCGCAGGAAGAAGAGCGTCTCGCTGAAGTGCGGAAGTTGTCGGAGGAGGTGCTTGCGAAGCTTACGCACGATCTCAATGAGGCGCGAGCGAAGGCCGATAACGAAAAGTCCGACATCGCGGAGGCCGTTTCCGAGGCTCGTAAGAAGGCCGATGTTGACCTGCAGGAGCTCAAAGAGATGGTCGAAAAAGCCCGCACTGATGCCGCCGCTGAAGTCGAGAAGATCAAGGCCGGTACTGACAAGGCAAAAGCCGAAGCCAAGCCCGCAAACAAGGCGGAACAGGTTCCGAGTAACAAGGCAGAGTGATATGCATCGTCCGGTCCTCGTGACGGCACCCGCCGTGCTTCCTGTTACGCTCGACGAGATGAAGGTGGCCCTTCGCATCGCCGAGCGTGGTGTAGATGATAATATATTGCCGCACGAGGACGATGATCTCATCAAGGACGAAATTCAGTCTGCTGTCGATCACTATGAAGGCTGGACGGGCATTCTGGGCATCGTGCTTTCGGAGCAAACGTGGCGCCAGTCTTTCGATGTTTTCTCCGGTTGCCTGAAGCTGCCGCTTGGTCCTGTCTCTGCGATTGCCGTTGCACGGTATCGCAATTCAGCGGGGCAGGTGTCGACGATCGCCGCGAATGAGTACGCGCTGGACATCAGCGCGTCGGGTGAGGCGTCGATCCGATTTCGAAATGCTTATCAACGTCCATCCGACCTCTATGAGCGCGCGGCGTTGCAAGTCGATTATCTGGCTGGCTGGCCGATGGTTGAAGGCAGAAGCACGGTCCCGGCCGATATCAAGACGGCAATCAAGATCCGCGTTCAGCTTGCCTATGACGAGAGTGCGCGCGCTGGAGCGGAAAATCTCAGCCGGGTCGAAGATGCCCTGATCGGCAAATATCGCAGGTTTTCGTTATGACGACAGCGCAGGATCTCGACCGTTCGATAACCGTCGAGCGGTTCACCGAAACTAGCAACGAGTTAAACGAGCCTGTGGAGACATGGGCCGTGCTTGTAAAAGTCAGGGCGAAGCGACGTGATGCCAGTGACGGCGAGAAAGTTTCCGCTGGTCAACTGGGCGCCACGCTCATGACCCGCTTCGTCATCCGCTCCAGCGTAACGACCAGAAAGATCTCGCCCACGGATCGCATCCGCCACGACGACAAGATCTGGAATATCATCGGCATCAAACAGGCCGATGAGGGGCGAGATCGCTTCCTTGAGATTACCGCGATCACGAGTGTGGATTGATGGCAAAACAGACAGTGACCATGGACGGACTGAAGGATCTCGATCAGGCTCTGTCCGCTCTCCCTCGATCAGTCGGCAAGAAGGTTGCTCGCGATGTTTTGCGGGATGCGGCGGAGCCGATGGCGCGTGCCGCCAGACAACTTGCTCCCCGTGATGAGTATCATCTTTACGACAGCATTGATGTTTCGACACGGCTAAATTCTCGTCAACGCTCTCTCCATCGTGAAGAGGTTACCCCGACGTTTCAGGAAATGTTCGTCGGTACCAACAACCCTGCCGGCGTTCAGCAAGAGTTCGGAAACGAGCGTCATGGCGCCCAACCGTTTATGCGCCCGGCGTGGGACGCGGAGAAAACGCCGACGTTGAACCGCATCGCCAACTCTCTCTGGTTTCACATTGAGAAGGCGGCACGCCGACTGGCCCGAAAAAAGTAGGGACTTCCCATGCAGGAATTATTGACGAGCCTGCTGGCGCCTGTCGCTGGCGGAAGGCGATATTGGCTGCGCGCGCCCCAGAAAGCTGCGCGGCCTTACGTCCTGCTTCAGGTGATTAGTGCGCCTCCGAATTATCATATGCGAGGCGCGTCCGGTTACGTTCCAATCCGCGTCCAGATCGACGTCTACGCAAACACCTATACCGAGGTGACTGCCATTTCACGGCAGATCAAGGGGATACTCTCCGGCCATTCCTCGGGTCCGATTCAGGCGGTCTTTATCGAAAGCGAAAGAGACCTTCCTGCCGCAGATGCGGGAGACGTCAACAATCTCTTTCGCAATTCCATCGACGTTACCATCCACTATGGAGAACCATCATGACCGACGCCCGCATTGGCTATGGGACAATTTATGAAATCTGGGACAAGAGCTTGGGCGTTCCGGCCTTTATCGAGGTCGCCGAAGTCATCAACGTGACGCCCGGTGAGGCAACCGCTGATCGTGTCGACGCGACCCATATGCAGAGTCCGAACCGTCGTCGCGAATATATCTCTGGCCTTATCGACAACGGCGAAGCGTCCTTCGAAATCAACTGGGTTCCGGGCAGCGATACCGACGTGATGTTGCGCGAACTCTTCGAGTCCGGCGAGAACGTCAATCATCGCATTACGTTTCCCGGCGCTGCGCCGCGCGTCACTGTCACTTACGAGGCCAGCATCATCGGCTTCTCGAAGGCTATCCCGATCGACGACCGTATGACCGCAACCATCACGGTCGCTGTTTCCGGCGCTGAAACGTGGGGGACGGTTGCGTAATGGCAAACGACATCAAAGGCGAAGTTGGCTTCAAGGCCCTCGGCAAAGACTGGACGATGAAGCTCGGAAACGGCGCTGTTCGCCATGTCGAAAACGAGACCGGGAAAACGTTCCCGCAGATCGGCAAGGAGCTTTCCAACGAAGGCACGGCCTCGATCTCGCTCCTGACGCAAGTGTTCCACGCTTCGCTCGTCCGTCATCACCCTGATGCGACGATCGAGAACTGTGACGACATCATTGACGAGATCGGCCACGAGGAAGCGGGAACGCTGATCGGCAAGGCGTTTGAGCTGATGCAGCCGAAGGCACCGAAGGGCGGTGATGCCCGCCCCAAGACGGCGACGGCTGGGTAAACTGGCCGTCGCTGATAGAAGCATGGATTGAGGCGGGGCAACCGTACGATCTGTTTTGGGATTTGACGCTCTATGAGGTCAGCCTCGTCATAGCGGGCGTCACGAACGCCCGCAAACGGGAGCGAGACGAATACCTCTTCCTCGCCTGGCATACGGCTTATCTGACCGCCTATGCACCTGAAAAATCCAGCAAGTTCATAAAGCTTGAAAAGCTGCTCGGCGAGCCTCCAACCCCAACCGGGCGACACATGACGCCGGAGCAAATTGAAGCGGTCATGCGCTCGTGGCTTGGCTCTCGCCACCGACAGAACAGGTAAATCATGGCAAACGCTGTCATCGGCGCACTACGCGTCAACCTTGGTCTCAACACTGCTGAATTCGAGGACGGTGTTAAACGCGCCCAGGCTCAGTCCGGCAAGTTTGGCTCGGCAATCAAGACGGCGTTTGTTGCAGCCGCCGCAGCGGCGGCCGGAGCCTTGTCCGGTCTCGCTGTTGCTCTTGGGAGTACTCTCGGCGCAGTCGACGATATCGCAAAGCGCGCCCAGATTTCCAACACGACGTTTGAAGATTTCCAGCGGCTTGCTTTTGCTGCTCGCTCGGTCGGCATTGAGGGAGACAAGCTCGCTGATATCTTCAAGGATGTGAATGACCGGATTGGTGATTTCAACCAGACCGGCGGCGGTCCGATGAAGGACTTCTTCGAAAATATAGCGCCGAAAGTCGGTCTGACGGCGGACGCATTCAAGAACCTGTCCGGTCCGCAGGCACTCCAACTCTACTATGACAGCCTGAAAAAAGCAGGCGCCAGCCAGCAGCAGATGACCTTCTATCTGGAAGCGATGGCGTCTGACGCTACGGCACTCATCCCGCTTCTTGAAAAAGGTGGCGAAGGTTTCCGCAAGCTTGGCGAGGGTGCCTCAGTCATCTCCAAGGAAACCGGCGACAAGCTGCGCGGCTTCAATCAGGCAATGCGAAACGTTGGGCAGGCTATCAGTGATGTTGCCCTTGCTGCTGTAGCGTCGTTGGCCCCCGCTCTTGTCGTCATCGGAAATGGCCTCAACGCCTTTTCGAACGCTATCCGTGGCTTGATCCAGTATTTACCAACTGTTGCGGAATATGCGGCAGTGGCCGGTGGCGCGTTGGCTCTGATGTTTGCTCCCGCAATTTTGTCGGCAGTCGGCAGCCTCATTATCGCGATCGGATCGGGCCTCGTTGGGGCTGTCCAGCTGTTGACGGCTGCAATCGTCGCCAATCCCATCGGCGCGCTCGCAATAGGTCTGTCAGCGGCTGTTGTCGCCGTCTATCATTTCCGTGATGAAATTCAGAAAGCGATGGGCACAGACGTTGTGCAGATCGCCAAGGATGCGGCCAACTTCGTCATCGGATCCTTTGTTGCCGCATTCGAGGACATCAAGTTCGTCTGGCAGGCTTTTCCGAACATCATCGGTGCTGCCGTCATCGGTGCTGCGAACCTTGTGATTAAAGTGGTCAATGAGATGGTTAACGGCGCGAAGATGTCCGTGAACGATCTCATTTCCGCGATTAACAATATTCCCGGCATCAACATCGGCGCGCTTGATACGGGCGCTAAGGCGGTCGACGAGATTGCCAATCCATTCTCCGAAGCGCTGTCTGGCGCAGTCGATCAACGCAATGCAGCGGTGAGCGCTGCGCTGAACCGTGACTACATCGGTCAGCTCGGTAAGGCTTTCGAGGGAGCGACGCCTGCTGCCGTCAATTTTGGTAACGCGGTCGGTGGAGTGAACAAGGAACTTGCCGCAGGTTCTGGGGGTGGTGGGAAGTCGAAGGGCGGTAAATCCGAGGCGGACAAGTACTCGGAAATCATCGATAGAGCCAACCGGCGCATCGCCAGCCTCAAGGCGGAACAGCAAGCCCTTGGTTTGACCGAGGAGGCGGCGGCGGCGCTCGAATACGAAACTGACCTCCTCAACCAGGCACAGCAGCGCGGTATCCAGCTTTCTGCCTCTCAGAAAACAGAAATCTCTGGCCTCGCCCAGGCGATGGCCTCGATTGAGGTTGCGACTGAGAAAATGCGCGATGCGCTGGATTTTGCCAAGGATGCGACCAACGGCTTCCTGTCCGATTTCAGGCAGGGATTGGCCAATGGGGAGGGTGTCTGGAAGTCATTCGGGAATGCGGCGATGAACGTTCTGAACAAGATCATCGACAAGATCCAGACCCAGTTCGTGGATGCGTTGTTTTCCGCAAATAGCATCCTCGGCGGCGGTGGGGGCGGCAAAGGTGGGGGCGGGCTGTTCGGCGGTTTGTTTGCAGGTCTCGGAAAAATCTTCGGTTTCGCGCGAGGCGGCACGATTTTGCCCGGCGGCGCTGGCGGTATAGACAGCCAGCTCGTGATGTTTCGCAAATCGCCAAATGAGCGCGTCGATATCACCAAGCCCGGCCAAACTCTCGCTGCAAATTCTGGTGGCCTGACGAGAGTGGTGGTTGGCGTCGATCCGAAGAACGGCAGCATCCAGCCTTACGTAGATACCAGCATCCAGCAGGCCGCACCCGGCATACAGTCGGGCGCGGTAGGACAAGCGAACCGGATGGCGCCTGGTGCGGTTGCTGCATATCAGGCGACCAGAGGTGGAGGAGATTGGCGCAATGGCTGATATTCTGGTCTGGCCTCAGGACTTGCTGACGCCTCTGGCCTGTTACCCGAACATCGTGCCATTTACGCGCTCAGGTGGGCGCACGTTGGGCGGAATTGAAACAGCAACCCGAACAGATCTAGGGTTCTGGTCGATCGAGCTAACGGAGGTACCTGTCCATTCTGTCGCGCAAAGGCGGACATGGCTGGCGATGAGGAAGGCGCTCGGCGGGCGTTCTGGTCTTGTTGTTGTGCCGGCATGGTCTCAGGACGTTGCGCCGTTCGCTTCCGGCGCGTTTGAACCGCAGATTTTGTCGCTGCATGCGGACGCAACACCATTCTCGGATGGGAGTGAGTATGTGCAGGGAGCGATCTCGATTAAAAGCGTCGGCGTGACAGGCATCGGACAGACCGTTATTCGGCTCCGCGTCATTCACGGCGCCCTCGATCTGTCGGGTGTGCGGTTCTCTTATGGTCATGCTCTCTATGAAACCGGTCCGTTGATTGATCTGGACGGGGAGATGGCAACTGTTTCGATATGGCCAACCATACGCGCGACGATACCGGCTGATGCGGAGCTGGAATTCGATCGGCCAACATGTCTTTGCCATCTTGCATCCGACGACCAGATGGGGGCCGGGGTCGATCCTATCCAGTTTGAGCGGCGATCGGTGCAGTTCGTGGAAGCGACGGACTACTGGTATCGCCTTGCGAAAGGCCTGATCTGATGGCGTCGCTGCGGATTCTCTGTGACATCATGTTGCCGAATGACACGGTTCGTCTTTGGGACGGATCGGGCGGCATGTATGTCGATGATGAAGGTGAGATTTATCGGGCAGCGCAATTCACCGACGATGCACTGCAATCAATCGAAGCCGCCATCAACGGCGAAGCGTTTACACTCTCGCTTTCCCTGACGAATGTTAGCGCGTCGGCGGGTGACGCAATCTGGGAGTATGACGAGACCAGTAGCATCTCCGGATCCCCCTTTATCCTGAAGCTTCAGGAAATGGATGATGCTGAGCAGCCTGTTGGCAGCCCAGAGATCAAGTTCACGGGCACAATCGATAACCTCGATGTTATTGACCAAGCGAGTGCCGAAGAATCCACGTCTGTCGTGACGATTGAGGTTGTGAACGCATTCACCCTGCGGACCAGCACGCATGGCGGCGTTCTTTCTGACGTTGATCAGAGGGCGAGGTCCGCCCGGCTGAACCCTGGCGCGCCGGCCGATCGCTCAAACGAACGCATACCCGGTCTCCGAGACAAGACGATCAGATGGCCGAACTGGTGAAGGATCGTCATCTGGCGGCCTTTTTGGCGTCTACCGAGCGCGAGCCATGGACGCCGGGAGATAGGGTCGATTGCTGCCTTGTTCTCGCCGAATGGGCGATCTGGCTCGGTTATCCCGATCCTGCAGCGCATCTGCGTGGCGCATACCAGCCGGGGCAGGGGCAGCTGGATATCCTCGCCGAGAGCGGCGGAGCAATCGCGTTGGTGAAAAGCTGTGCCGCAGCGCTCAGTCTTTCCCACACGGATACACCGCAGGCGGGTGACATCGGCGTAGTCGGTAGCGCGCACAACATCACGAGACAATTCGGCGTCATCCATGACGGTGCGGGCTGGCTGACCAGAACGCCCCACGGATTTGCACGCGTCGCCGCAAAGACATTGGCGGCCTGGAGACTATAGTGGGCATCCTTGAATCTTTCGCGCTGATGGTCGTCGCCTTCATCGGTCCGACCAGCGTTCTCGCATCCAACCTGCTTTACCTTGGCACCATGGCGGCACTCTATGGCGGTATCGCCTATGGCGCGGCGGCATTGCAGGGCGCGTTTGTGCAAAAGCCAGCCGTGCCAAAGCCTGAGGACGGCTCTTACAATCTCAAACAGAACGTCCCGCCGCTCTCCATCGTCTTCGGCCACGTTAAGAAGGGTGGCGATTATCTTTTCCTGGAAGAGGCTAACGGAACCGCCTATCACATCACCTGCGTTGCCGGTCACCGCATCAACGGCATTTTGCAGCATTACCTGCATGACGAGGCCGTAACACTGAGTGCTGGAAACAATGGATGGGTAACGGCGCCAGAGCATTTCGCAAAGCCGTATCGCGGCTCCGGTAACTGGGTGCTCATACAGTGGCATGCGGGGCTCGATGCCGAAACGGCCTATTCAGATGTGGTCTCCGCTTTTCCCGGTGTCTGGACGAATGATCATCGCGGCGACGGTCTTGCCACCATCCGCATGTCCTGCTCGACCGTCACCCAGGAGGACTATCTCGAAATCTATCCGAACCAGATGCCGGAGCATTCCTGCGTTCTGGAAGGAGCGCTGCTTTATGATCCACGCCTGGACTCCACTGTTCCCGGTGGCTCGGGTGGACAGCGGACCAGCAACCACAACAGTTGGTCTTTCAGCACCAATCTGGCGCTGATGCGGCTTCGCCATCTTTGCAGCCCATGGGGTGGCAAGATGAGCTATGACAGCATGTACATGCCGGACTGGATGAACGCCGCCAACGTCTGCGATCAGATCGTGACAAACCGCATCGGCGGGATTGAGCTTCGTTATCACGGAGGTATGTGGTTCCGCGCAAACAATGATCAGATTGAAGTCGGGCGCATTCTCGATGAAGCTGCGGAACTTGTTGTTTACGAGCGGGCAGACGGAAAGATCGGCGTTCACGCTGGTCAGTTTGTAGAGCCTGATATCACGCTCGATCAGGACCATATCTTTGCCATCCGCGTCGATAAGAACAAGCGCCTTTCGTCCACTGTTCTTGCCGTGCGCGGTCGCTATGTGAATACGGACAATCATTTCGTCACGGAAGACGCTGCGATCTACGGCGACCCCTACGGCGAGTTTGACGAGACGGAGCGAACCAAGACCTTCGACAATGCGGCCATCCAGTCGCACAACCATTGTCAGCGCAAACAGAAGCTGACCTACATACGGGCAAATGCCCGCAAGGTTTCGATTACCGCGAACTACAGTGATGCAAAGAACTGCGCTTATCGCCGGTTCATCCGCGTACACTATCCCAGCCGGGGGCTTGTGAATGCCGTTATCGAAATCACGTCGACGGTGACGCTGGATCTCCGCAACATGCGGGTGTCGTTCTCCGGTATCGTGGTGTCTTCCGACCTCTTCGCTTTCAATGCCGCAACCGAGGAAGGATCGCCGGGAAACACCATTACGCCGGTGGCTCCCGGTGGCGTGCCTGAGCCTGTGGGGTTCGTTGCTTCGGTGCAGACTGAGGTGGTCTCAGGCGGTGCGTCGGCGGCATTGATTGTCGGGGAGTGGACGTTTCAGGCGCTCATTCTCAATTACGAGATGGAGTTTGAGCCGGTCGACGGATCCGCCGCAGCGCAGTCGGTCTATTCCAAGGCGGGCGATACGGAAGTCAGAACTCCGTACCTGGTCGACGGTAAGCAATATCGGACACGCCTACGCACGTGGGGCGGTGGCACGAAATCGGAATGGACGGATTATCAGCTGCTGACGGCGGTTGCTGACCCAACGCCACCCGGTCCTGTGACGGACGTGACTGTCACGGAAGGCACGGGGCAGGCGCTATTCCAATGGACCGCGCCAAACAGCAGCAATTACTTCGCTTGCCGGCTATATCTCAACACAGTGAACAGCTTCTCCGGGGCGTCGCTGGTCGCGACCGAGTACGGCCCGCCGAGCGCCATAGACCAGCGTACAATTATTGGTCTCGACGACGGCGATTACTACGCCTGGCTCGTCGCCATCAACCCATCAGGACGGCCAGCAAGCGCAGTTCCGACTGGCGTTTTCACCGTCTCCTGACGGCCTAGCAACAAACAGATCAGATCGGCGCCTGCAATTGCGGGCCGCTTTCGCATGGAGAAATGACATGGCTGCACCTCGCGGTTCGGAAGTCTGGAGAGACTACGTCACAGACGGCATTCCGTCTTCCGGCAACAACAATCCGAAAAAGTCCGATGCTCGTGCTTGGTCTAGCTGGCTTGAAAGCCTCGTCACATCCGGTGTTCTATCTTCCGGCCCGTGGTTTACCACTAAGGCAGCAATGACACTGGGATACGTAGCGAACACCATTGCCGTCGTCTACAATGATCCAACGGCCGCGAATAACGGCCTCTACATCAAGTCCGGCGCTTCAGGTGCTGGTTCCTGGGCGCAGCTTACATCTTTCCTTCCGGGATATCAGTTCGTCACCGCATCTCCGACAGGTGAGAGCACGGCCAATGCTATTGTTGCATTGACCTCGCCGCGCCTTCCGTCTGGTGACGGCGTGGCGCTGGTCACGCTTGCTATTCCCGCAACGAACACCGCGACACCTGTCACGGTTCGGTTCGATGGCGGTGCTGTGCTCACAATCAAAACGCGGACTGGCGAAGATCCTGATGCTGGCGAGCTTCAGCAAAATGACCTCGTTGCTGGTTTCGTATCGGGAGCGAACTTCCGTCTGATTTCGGACCTGAACTCACTGCGCAATTATCAATCCGCCAAAGCGTGGGCCAACACCGATGAAGACACCCCTATCCCGGCTATCCTCGGAGGAGACGGCGCGACGACTTTTTCAGCTAAGCACTGGGCGGCGAAGAGCGAAGAGGATGCTGACAGATCCGACGACGAGGCAGATCGGTCTGAGGTGGCGCGTGTTGGCGCAGAGTCCGCGCGCGATCAGGCTGCCGGCTACGTCAACGATATCGTGTCGGAAAAGGAAGTTCCGATCACAGCCACCCGTAACGGGATGGAGGCGCTGCAATTCCCTGCCGGTATGAACTCTCTGGAAACCCGTGGTTATGCGGCCATAGGCGATGGCGGCGGTGCGCAGTACGTGCGCGTTGCGTCGGAGCCAGCTCATGGATTGAAGGTGCGATCCTTGGACCGCTTCCTGCCGAATGGGGTTATTGATGAGGTGAGCGGTGGATGGTGGGAGATTGCAGAGGATGCAGTCACAGTTTTGATGGGTGGTGCGCGGGGCGATTGCGCTGGCGTTGGCATAGGTGCAGACGATAGCTCGGCTATTCAGCGCACGCTTAGCTGGTTAGTCACTCACCCAACTGGAACTGTGACTTTTCCCGGCGGCTTCAGATACCGAATGTCCTCTGGGGTTTCTATAACGTTTGGTGGAGGTGATGCCGGTCGCATTATCATGCATGGCCCGATCACCCCAGATCCAGGGATCGGAAATGCTATCACGATATTCAACGGCCTTGGAGGTGAGTTTGAACTGCTCGTCAATCAGGGTGGTCAGGATGCAGACTATACACAAGCAGATCCAGTTGGTTGCGATCAGGCTTTTGTTGTCAGAGGCTTTAGGGGAGCGCGTCTGTCTGTAGGCGGCAGGGGATACAAGGGACGAGTTCTTCGCATACCGAAGGCGCTGCCGGGAGAGCGAAAGAACAGTTTCTATACCATTAAACGGATATACACAGGTTATCTTATAGCTGACCTAGATGATGTTTGTGGGCAAGCTGCGTTTATTGACACGCACGACAACGCCTTTGGTCAAATAGTGTCGTTTAATCCTGTTTGGGACAAGTACGGTCCTGTTTTTGCAGATACGCATGACCTGACCATTACCCACATGGAAGGTAGTTGGCGCATGTCATCCTCTGGGCTGGAATTTCGTGGATGTCTGTCAGTTTGGCTTGGCTCTGTAGCCTTGGGGGATGAAACTCAAACTGTCGATCTTATTACATTTAAGAACAGTGCAGTAAACGCATGTAATAACATCCTTTGGGACCAACTGTTTTTAGTTGGTGCTAGTCGCGGTCTGGTGATGGAAAATGCAGGGCAACTCAATCCAGCCGGAACCAGTTCTAGCGGTGCGATCATAAATGGCGTTCACACTCGCAGTTGTCTTGTCGGTATCGATTTGGTCAACAGCAGAGACATCGAAATAAATCAACAGTCGTATCTTGATACAATATCCTACCGTGAGACAGGGGCAACTAGCCAGCGCAACCGGGTTAAGTGCCGATCTATTGGGGCTGGAAAGACAGGCATGGAAATTGGAGCGGGGGCTGGCCTTAATGGCGTTTACGAGCCAACGATATTTAGCTCTAATCCGACTTCTGGCCCCGACGCCCCCGCATTCAAGATTGCTTCGGCGCAACCAATGATTATCCGCGATCCGTTCATTCAGAACCCGAACGCAACATCTGGTTTTGATCTTCTAGCGAACAATAATGTTCGCATACATGGTGGCCGTATTATTCAGTTTCCAGCATTTACTAACCGACCGCTAATGGCCAAGGATGTTGGTGACTATCCGACCGAGTCGGAAAATGTGGCCACTATGCCGACTGGAGCGGCCGATTTGGTTGTTGCTCACGGGTTACGGGAAATCCCCGAAGTTGTATTCCTTCAGCCTGGCCACATCGAGACTCGGGATGCTATAGTTGACACCCGCACAAGCACCACATTTACAATTCATCTACCGGCTGCGACGACAGGCGCGAGAAACATATTTTGGAGGGCTGCAACGCCCTCCGGGATCGGTAAAGCAACTTCATGAATAGCCGTTAAATTATCATCCGGATCAGGGACAACCGGAAAGAGGCCCGTCGATCTCGTTGGAGCGCGATCGATACGGGCCTCATGCCGCTGCGGAATTGGGAACACCGGCGGCAATATTTCAATGCGTTTGTGAAACGATAGTTCCTTTGCCTCGATGAAACAAAAAAAGCTCGTCACCTGGCGGGGTGACGAGCTTACGCTTAAGCGCTGCTAGCAACGCCTCTGCATTCTCTGATGCTTGTTCTTAGCATTCTGTGTCGTTGCAAATTAAGTATCGCATATAGATTGCGCAAAGCTTACGTCTGAATAGCAACTATTAGCAATCAATACAAAAGAGGCCCGCCACACGCAATATGGTGGCGAGGCCTCATGCCGCGGCCTGTTTCAGGGGACGCGCGGCGACATTTTTTAGTGTCGTACATGGCAAGTTGCAACCCATCTAAAATCACAATCAGGAGAAGCCTCATGACGGCTGTAACTACCGCGCAAGTGTGCGCGGCTGCGAAAACGCGTGTGAATGATAGCAACCTCAAATCCGTGATGATCGCGCTACAGAAGTATGGCGCTGAGTTCGGCCTAGATCTGCCGCACCGTGTCGTCGCTTTCCTTGCTCAGCTCATGCACGAGAGCGGTTCTTTCAAGTACGATCGCGAGATCTGGGGGCCAACGCCGGCGCAGGAGAGGTATGACACCCGAATAGATCTCGGGAACACGCCGGCAAAAGACGGCGACGGCTATAAGAACCGTGGGCGCGGTCCCATCCAGGTGACCGGCGGATATAACATCCGGGCCTTTTATGAATGGTGCAAGCGCAAAGACGTCAATCCGCCAGACTTCGTGTCCAATCCGGATCTCATCAACTCGGATCCGTGGGAAGGACTTTCTGCAATCTGGTATTGGGATGAAGGCAATCCCGACCGGAAGAGCCTCAATCGCTACGCCGACCGCAACGACGCTGAGATGCTGACGCGTCGTATCAATGGCGGTCTGAATGGTTTTGCTGATCGCCTTGATTACTACACCCGCCTCGGCCTCGTCGTGCTAGGCTTCGATGTTAAAGACATTCGCGGCTTCCAGGGGGTGGCGAAACGAGCGGGGAAGTATTCCGGCAATCTTGATGGCCTGGATGGTCCCCAGACGCGCGCGGCCATTCATCTGATGCTCGTTGATCTAGCGCCGAAAGCGCAGGTCGCGCAAGTTGCTCAGATCAAGGCGGCGCCGGTGACCGAGGAAAAGCCCGTCGCCGTCACGCCTCCCAGCCTCGATGCGCCTTGGTGGAAATCGAAGGAAGTTATCGTACCCGCCGTAACCGGAACGGGCGTTTCTTCTGTTCTCGCAGCGGTTGGCTCAATGCCGTGGCAAAATCTCGCTCTGGTTCTTCTAGCGTTCGGCATCGTCGGTGCTTTCCTTCTTTGGCGCAAGAAGGGGGATGCGAAGGCGGTATCCGAACAGGTCAGGGGGATGGCTTAATGTGGAAGCTCATTCCCGGCTGGCTGAAGATCGGCGTGGCGGCTGCTGCTGTCACCGCCCTTCTTTCCGCTGCCTCGTTTCAGGTCGGCAAGCGCGAGGGAAAGTCCGTCGCCCAGATCGAGGCGGCAAAAGCGGCGCTTGATCGCATCAACACCCTGGAGAAAAATAATGCCTCCTTCCGTAATATGTCGGATCGTCATCGTTGCCTTATTTTCATGCGCGATAGCGGCTTGCCAGACAGCGCCTGCGACTAACGGATCTGGCTATCAGTTTATCCGGTTCTCCGATCCGCAGGCCGCCCGCCTCGCTTCTCAGGACGAAACCGCTGGCCCCGCGATCAATTCCAACAATCGCCAGTGCAGCCAAGACGCTGCTTGCCGTAAATGACGGCGGAGGCGACGATGGAAAGCGGATATCAGGGCACAGGCATGTGGGTTCGGATCCAGCACCGCTTCGGACCGCGCATGATGGAATGGTTCATGGCTGGGCATCTCATCGCCTTCGGGTGGGTTCTTCTACTTCCATCCCAGACCTTCAATCAACCAGCGTTCATGGGCTTTAACGAGATCGTGCCGTCAGAGGATTTTCTTGGCTGGATCATGTTTGTCGTCGGGTGCTTCCGTATCATTGGCCTCGTCATCAATGGCGCCAGAAAGAACGTCACACCACAGATACGGCAATTCTCGGCGGCAGCTGGGTGCGTGATCTGGTCAGGCATAGCATACGCTTTTGCATCTTCCGGAGTCATCAGTACGTGGATTGCCATCTATCCGCTCTTCGCCATTGGAGAGCTGATCAATATCCACCGCGCGGCGCATGATCAGGGAGAAGCTCGCAATGGAAAAACTCGCTGATCTTCCGCCGCTGGCGCTTGTTGTGTTTGGCGTGACGCTGGCTGTGATTTTTGCGGTGAGACACTTTGGGCTGTCGGCTGGTGCGAACACGTCTCCGCAAAAAAGTCAGGCGTCTGCACAGGTTGCTGCGGTCATCGTGGATCCCACCGCACTTAATAATGCCGCTGAGGCAGTTAGAGCGCATACGGCTGAAGCCATCAACATGCGAAAGTCGTTTGAGCGTGGGGCAGACAAGATCTGCGATTCCATCGATCGCCTAAGTGATCAGGTCGATGATCTGCAAAAAGAGATGATCAGGCGCGGAGGGTAATAGAAACGAAAACCCCCGCCAGGGCGGGGGTTGTAATCAAAAAGCGCTGCGATCGTCCTCAAATCCATCGCTCAATTCCATGGGCACTTTTGTGTATCCACGATCATCATTGAGGTGAACTGTACGATATTCGGCGCTATGCGACATATCGGCGAGCACGAACTGGGAATACGAAATTGTGCCGATAGGGAAAGCGCTTTCATCATGCTTCAGAGGAACTGTCAAAAATTGTTCACTCATCCTTGCTCCCATCCTTCAAACGTAACACTTGTTTCTGCACCGAGCACTGTTACGGCCGGCATGCCAGGTCCGGCCATTTGTGAGACATTGATTGCTCTAACGGTCCCTTTTGTGGTGTAGCGCGTACTACCCCCTTTAGGGCTTTCTATCAATACTCTTTTGCATTCGAAGCTTGCGCTAGGCTGCCCTGCTAAAATCAGCATGGGGTCGAATTTCGATCGCAACTCCATGTCGGCAGCAAAATCTTCGTACAATTGGTTTACCACATCGTAAAGATCTTGGCTCGGAATTTCGATATTCAGTCCCAAATCCTTCGCTTCGCGGCGATTTATCGTCCTGTCGTGACTTCCTGACTCACTACATAAGAAGTCGATGATCCGATCCTTCACGTCATCTTTTAACTCGTGGTTTTCGAGAAGGTTCCGAGCTAAGGACCGGATCTGATTTCGGCTTCTGAATATTTGACCGAGAACCAGTGGATGCACCTGGTCGGAAAGCTTCGTCAGAATCGTGGAGAGGGAAGCATCATCCTTAATACCCATCTCGTTGCGAGCTAGGTCGATGTATCCCTGCACCGCCTCAACACTAACAGGCACTCGCTGCTGGGGCTGCCCCGGAACACCCGGAGAGAGTGGGCCGGACAAACTGGGATCAATTGGACCCAGCGTTGCTTGCTTCGTCATCAGGATTCTGTTGGCTCCAAGCGATATGAGGGTACCAGCACTATGCGCTTTATTGGGTATGAGGACTTCAAGATCGTCACAAAAAATCCTCAGGAGGTTTACGATCCGCCATGCCGCTGCGGTGTTGCCTCCATTGGTATGAATTATGAATGTTATCTTTTTTTCAGGCCAAAACTTGTCCAGGTGATGAACGAAGTAGTCAAACGCATCGTTGGATATTTGCGTCTCCATCTGGGGGCGATCGCCCGTGACATATAGAAGCGCGTTCGATCCTCGCTCTGCTTCAATTTTTTCGAGCAGAGTTTTCCTTGTTGCTGCAGTCATGAAATTTAATTGCCCCCTACACCTCTCTTTGGAACGCTAGCATTTTTTCCCCAACAATCAACTGTGCGTAGTATCCTTATCGGAACTAAATCGCGGATAAGATGCCCTGCCGATCGAGGTAGAGTTTTCGACACCATCAAAGATATTGTGAAAAAGAAAAAACCCGCCAGCAGCCTAGTACTGCTGGCGGGTTTTTTGCTGTCCAGATCAACGGCGCGGCGTTAAAGCACGCTCTTAAGATCACGGCAAGCACGTCACCGCTTATGTGGCAAGGCGCTATGCGAGTGACACGCCGCATTGAAATCACTTGCTGTTCTCGAAGCTTCCCAAGCGGTATCCGACCAGCTTGGGGATCTTCGCGAAATCGTCATTATCCAACGAATGGCGAAGCAGCAGACGTCTTGAGGAAAAAGTTCAGTTTTCAACCACCTTCAGAACTGGAGGTGCCCCCTCGGCCCTGAATGTTTTAAGATCCACCTGCGTCATTGGCCCGCGCGACGTGTGCATCGTCAGGGTGGAGATCTCTACATCAAGCCCGGTTTTGTGCACTTCTTTGATTGCGTCGTTCAGTTGACGAAGAGCCATAGCTAATCGTTGCTCTGCATTCTTCTGGCGAGTGACGCGCGTTATCATCGTGGCAGCTCCTTGTGAGGGTAATGCTCCCAGCAGTGCCAGGATGACTTCTCAGCTTTGCTCCGGTTGTAACCAAAGCCACCCCATTTACGGCAGCCCGAATGCTCGCACCAGTGATTTTCATGAACGCCGTCGCCGGCCTTACTGGGCTGGTCGCTCATTGGTCTGTCTCCAGCTGCCGCAGTCGCCAGCCTCCAGCTGGTGGAGAAGATAATAGCTTGGCGGCGCGCTGAGTAAGCTTCGCTGATGCAATAATCTTTGCCTCCCGTTTCGAAGTAGCCTGGACGCTCACGACCCATCGGCCAGATTGAAAACGATATGTCTTTGTTTTAGCGCTATCGACAAATTTGCACCCTGCGAGAAAAGCGAAACGCATCTTGCTTTTATCCTGTTCGGTTGCTCCCCTCACAGTCTTCCACCAATTTTCAAAATTTTGATCGATCTCACTCTTCAGCATGTTCTTAATATGTTCTCATGCGCGCGAGAGTCAATATAGCGCCAAGTCCATCCCTCTCTGGGGTTTTTGGTTAGCCGGGCCGGACAGAACATTACGAGAAAATGTATGGCTAACTGTTCGGTTAACCAATTGATTTCAGGGCGGTTTGCCAGTCTCTCCGGGACCGCCATTTTTCACGACAATTGACTGCACCTGCAAGCGCTGTTCGGGACGTGAGTCTACAGCGGGAAGCGCAATCGCTTCGGTCGACACAGATCAATCGTCATCGATCGATGGGAACTGAATCCGCCTTATTTTCTCAGCACGTTCCTCCGCCAAGGTAAGAGTATCGAAGGCAGCTCGTTGAGCATCTTCCTTGCTGTCGAAAACATCTCGCGTATAGAGAGGCTTATCAACGCCTCTAGTGTTAATGACGCCGCGCCAACGTTTTCCTTTAGGGAAAACTGTCACGCTAAATTGGCCTCGCTTTATGGTAGGATTACCGCTAGCGCTCAGCCTCCATCCTTGTAATTGTGGAAACCGCTTCCGCTTTCCCGCAGTGCTGCGCATGGTTTTGTCGCGGCGCTCGGCGCCAACCAAGTCTTCCTCCATATGTCCGGCGCAGACTGCTCCGCATGCAAGAGTCTCATGGTAACGGACGTTTGCCATATAATGGACGTACCGAATATGAGCAGCTTCGCACATCTCACAAAGCTTGGACGGCTCTCCTAAATCCTCGACGTTGATGCACTCCCAGCCTTTTTTCGGGACTCCAGGCTCTGACCATTTGCCTCTTCCACCGCTTGGACCGTCCATAAAACCTCCATCAGCTTTTGGTGATATTATTTGACCGTTTAAGTGGAACGTCAATTGCGCGGAAGGGTTGATTTCCGCCAGTAAAATGCGGGCCGCGAGCGGAAAAAGGTGAGGGGATTGTTTCGGGTTTAATAATAAAAACAATGGGCGCAACTGGCTCATAGGTGAGGGCCTTTGCGTAAAGCAGAATATAGAAAAACCCTGTATTTTCAGGGCATTAGTGCCAAAAAAATGCAAGGATTTGGTGTCCACGAGAGGATTCGAACCTCCGACCCCAGGATTCATACCACTTCGGCTTTAGCCGCCGCCCATCTCCATTGGATAGGACGTTCGTGGTCTGGACTGTCCCTTCACCATGAGCCTTTCGGCTTTTAGGTGCTGCCCATCCAGTCTCTACACCTTCACCGGATTTCTCCAGAGCTTGGCTCGGGATTGGCATGCTGGAAGACCAGCGAAGCTTTCCCCGACTTTGAGCAGATCGATTGCGTCGTTTCCGGGCGCAACCCCCAATTTGTCTTAGGAATCCTGTGCTCTATCCTGCTGAGCTACGTGGACACTGAATTGCTCTTTAACCTGCCGTAGCCGGCGGATCAACCGCGTTCTTTATCGCGGTCGATCTGTTCCTCTGCTTTCTTTGCGTCCCGGCAGTCAGTTCGTCAGGCGTTGCTCGGCAAGTTTCACCCAATAGGAAATGCCGTAGGCGATGGCGTCGTCGTTGAAATCGTATCCAGGGTTGTGAAGGCCGGCCGAATCGCCGTTGCCGATGAAGATGAAGGCACCCGGTCTTTCCTTCAACATGAAGGAAAAATCCTCGCCCGCCATGGAAGGGTCGACATCGGGGTCGACGTTCTTTTCACCAGCCACATCGCGGGCGACGCGGATGGCGTGGTCGGTCTCGTCCGCATGGTTGAAGGTCACCGGGCAATAACGCTCATAGACGACTTCGGCTTCCGCTCCATTTGCAAGCGCTATGCCTTCCGCCATCTGCTTGATGCGATCCTGCGCGAGATCACGCACCGTCTCGTCCAGACTACGCACCGTGCCGGCAATCAACGCGTCGTTGGGAATGATGTTGTGGCTGGAGCCGGCGTGAAAGCGGGTGACGGACACGACCACGGATCGGATCGGATCTGCATTGCGCGAGGCGATCATCTGCAGATTGCCGACGATCTGTGCACCGATGGTGATCGGGTCGATCGTGCGGTGCGGCTGGGCCGCATGGCCGCCACGACCTTTGACAGTGATCGAGAACTTGTCCGGTGCCGCCATGATACCGCCCTTGCGGATGGCGAACGAGCCGAGCGGAATACCCGGCATATTGTGCATGCCGTAGACCTCATCGATGCCGAACCGCTCCATCAGGCCGTCCTCGACCATGGCGAGCGCACCCGCGCCGCCTTCTTCGGCGGGCTGGAAGATGACCGCGATGGACCCGGTGAAATTGCGGGTTTCCGCGAGATATTTGGCGGCGCCAAGCAGCATGGCGGTGTGGCCGTCGTGGCCGCAGGCATGCATGGCGCCTGCGGTTTTGGAAGCCCAGGGTTTGCCGGTTTCCTCAAGGATGGGAAGAGCATCCATATCCGCCCTAAAGCCGATGGTGCGATTGCCCGGAATATTGCCTCTGATGATGCCGACCACGCCCGTGCGGCCAAGACCGGTCACGATTTCGTCAACGCCGAAAGATTTCAGCTTGTCCGCAACGAAAGCTGCGGTGTTGTCGACATCATACAAAATCTCGGGATTTTCATGCAGGTGACGCCGCCATTCGCTGACTTCCTGCTGAAGTTCGGCGGCTCTGTTCAAAATCGGCAT